GGCAGCGGCGGCGTAATCTATGGCATTCTCCCCTAACGTAGCCGTCCGCAACGTCGCCGGGTTAAACATCCCGCAGCATGATTACATTGCGTTCACCTACCACGGCTCAACGAACAATGCCGCGACTGTGACCTACCGCGAGGGCGGAAGCACCGGAACCATAGTTGCCACCGTGACCTTCACCTACACCACGCAGCCCCCAACCGTGGACAACACGCCGCTGGCCACCGTAACCCGCAGCTAATGACCTACAACGCACTCACCGGAGGCTTTGCTCCTAGCGCACCCTCGGCCGCCGCGCCGCTGGCCCGCGAGGTTGGCACCTATGCTGACCTTCCGCTCGACGGCTCGGCGCCGTTGGGCTCGGCCTGGCGTGTCTTGGCTGGCTCCGGCATCCCGCTTTACAGCCGCCACGCAGCCGGCGTCTACGTCCGCTCGGCCGCTGGCAATGTCAGCCGCGACAGCGACTACACCTTCGCCGGCAAGGCCGCGCAGATCATCGTGATTAAGGAGGCGGCATGAGGACCGTCGAAGTCTCCGACGTCATCGCCAACGCCGCCAGCCGCGCTGGGTTGGATGGGAGCAGTGTTGAGAATTTGCCTACGACCACCAAGACCATCATGGTGGACAACCTCGCCAGCCACCTCCGCGATGCCTGGGAGTTTTTTGACTGGCCCGATTTGTGCCGCACTGAAGAACGCACGGTGCAGACCGGCGTGGACGAGGACATCTATCTTGATCTTGAGCAAGCCGGCAGCCCGACACCTACGGTGATCGGCGACGTGTTTTCGGTCTACCAAGACAATCCGCACACACACGCAGCGCCAAGAGAAATCAACTTCAGCTTAGACTTGGACAAGATCCGCCTGCCAAACGACTGCCCTGACACCATCTACGTCCGCTTCCGCCTGCCCCCTACGGTCATATCGACAGTTCTCGCCACGGCCCTCGCTCAGACAGTGCCGCAGATCCTTGCTGACTACCTCAAGTTCTCGCTCACCGGCGACCTCCTGACCGAAGACGGCCAGCTAGACAAAGCACAGGTGATGTATGGCCGCGCCGAGCTAAGTCTCGTCAAGGAGACCGAGAAATTCACCTACCAGCAAAAGCAGGTCCGCAGGTGGACCGCGCAGACTTCACCTTACTAACCCTCAACTACAGACATTATGGGATTCCCTAACGTAAAAACCAAACCATCAACCGGCCAAGTCTTAAACTACAGCACCGCAACTATTTCAACCGCGGCCACCGGCTTGCAGTCCGTCATGCCCGCCAACGCAAGCAGGACATACCTAGTGTTCCAAAACATTTCGGACACCCTTATGCGCATCGATTTTGGCGGCCAAGTCTCGGAAGAAAGCGGCATCCAAGTTCAGCCCAGCGGGTCCGTAACCTTCAATGCTGCGTGGGTTCCTTCGCAAGAGGTTTTCGTTCGCTGCAGCTCAACGACCAAAAAGTTTGTAGCCAAAGAGGGAATCTAAATGAAGCGCCTGCTCTTTATCCTCCTGCTGGCCGGCGTCACCGCGCACGGCCAGATCAACAATCCGGTCACGGCTGGCTCCATCGGGCTTGGACCGACCAACGGTGTGACCTTCGGAAGTATAACCATTACAAATGACGGGACTCTTACGCTTGATGGTGGTGAGGGTCACGCCAGTGTTTTTATTCGCAACGATGCCGGGGATCTTGGGCTTTATGGCGATGTTAATATTATCGCACATAAGGCAATTATTTTCACGAATAGTAGTGACGCCTCGACCACCCGCGAAAACCTCGGCCTCGGCGCGACAAACAGCGTCACTTTTAGCAACGTCACCGCAAACGGCAACGCCACCCTCAACGGCTCGGACAACCTCATGCCGAACGCGACCAATGCCGCGAGCGCGTCAAGTTTGATGACGCGGGGATTGTCGGATAATCGCTACTTGGGAGAATTTTGGCACGCATGGCGCATGAGTGCCTACAACACGACTAATATTCCAGTTGCCGTATTCAAAACAGCTCCATGTGTTTTATTTACCAACGGACAAGTCCAATTTTTTAGTGAAGCATTTCTTGACCCATCAAAATACGCAGGAAAAACCGTCAGAGTGTTAGCCTACTGCCGCGTTGATTCGACCAACGGAGGGAACGTGCAGGGGGTTGGACGGATTACATATCTTACCAACACCGCAGGCGGCAGTGACCCAAATTTCCCGATTACAAGCGGAGGTCAAGCGCATGGAGTGATTGGCGTCTTCACCAACGTCAGCACTGACGTTTTCCCCGTCGCCACTTCAACCAACCAGTATTTAATTTTCACCAGCAACGTCGGCACGATACCGAACAACGCCACAATGATCATTGCCTCGTTTGGGTTTAATCGGGCGACAAACATCAGCACCTTTACCAACAACCTTTATATGCAAGCCGTCCAAGTCGTTGTCGAATGATTATGAAACTTCTCCTCTCCAACAACCAGCTAACCCGCTACTCGCAGTCGGGAGCCTACGCCACCACCACCGCCATTCCTTTGGACGGAGATCTTGCCACAACCGCGCAAACCCTTCTGGCATGGCTCCAGTCGCAACTCGTCGAAGGCGAAAGTGTCGGCCAAGTGTTCCTTGAGCCAGACGGCACACACTCTGACCACGAGACACAAGTGGACGCCGAAGGAGTAGAGTCACAGGTCGCCACCGCAACCCGCGCAAAGCTGTCCGCAGCCGTAACCGCCCACGCTGCCGCCGGATCACGCAGCGTAGTTTACTCAAGCGAAGCCCTGCCCGTTGAACTGCGGGATGGCCTGCTCGCCGCATGGGCGCAATTAGACGCAATGCCGTGAGCGTGCTAGAGCAACATCTGACCACCGTGGAGCGCGGCGTCCTCGGCACACTCGCCACCGGGGGCAGCGTGGCGGTGTCGTTTTTGTCGCAGTTTGAGCTTTATCTGCGGATCAGCGGGCTGGTGCTGGGGTTGGCGATTGGCGTGATCACTTTGCTCTCCGTTTGGAGAGACTACCGAAAGAAATAAACCTATGAACAACTGGAAAACAACGCTCCTTGGAGCACTTACCATAATCGCCAGCCTTTCGTCTGCGGGCCGCGAATTTCTCACCACCGGCTCGTTGCCCGACCTGGGCTTGATCACTGCTTCGCTCCTCGCGGGCTGGGGATTGATCACCGCTAAAGACGCCCGATGATTAAGTGGTGCGTGGCCATTGTTGTGTTCGGAGCCTACCTGTTGCTCCCCGGCTGCGTGACGGTTGGCTACGACTTCCTCAAGCAGCAAGCCACCGTGACCGTGACTCCAAGCACCAAGGGACTCGCAAAGTAAGCAATGTGGAACTGGCTACTGAGACTATTTGGCAAAAAGTCCGACGCTTCCCAAGCGCTGGCCTCGCCGAATTTGCACTCCGTTGCCACAACGAGCTTCACCGTCGAGCGGCCGTTGATGAGTTTCGACGAGCGGAAGGTCTTCACGCCGAACAAGGGCAACAAGGTGATCATCCCGGAAGCGGTGGTTCTGCACCACAGCGACGGCAGCTACCGGGGCGGCTGCGAGTGGCTCAGCAATCCGGCAAGTAAGGTGAGTTATCACGTTCTCATCGCCCGCGATGGCCGCCGCACCGTGTTCTGCAACGACAGCGAGCGCGCCTGGCACGCCGGCAAGAGCAACTGGATGGGGCGCGGCGACCTTAACTCTTGGAGCCTTGGGCTCGCTTGGGAGGGCAACACCTATGACTACCCGCTGGGCGACGATGCTATGGCCAGCGCCATCGAATGGCTGGCCCCGCGCCTGCGCAAGTGGGGCATCCCGATGTCGATGGTTGTCACTCACCAGCAGGTTTCACCGAGCAGGAAGACGGACATTTCCCCCGGTGACGCAATACGTTTTCGCAGCAAACTGGAAGAAGCATTGAACTAATTATATGGCCAAAACAATTTCACAGATCACCGACGAACTTGCCGCAACACCGGAAGCCGCCGACCTCCTTGTCATTTCCAATGGCGGCGTGACCAAGAAGATTTCGGTCAGCAACTTGGTATCGGCTGCCCTCAACCTGTCAGGCAACAAGACCGTGTTTGACGGCGTGAACCTTGTGCTCGGCACCACGACCGGCACCAAGGTCGGCACGGCGACCGCGCAAAAGCTCGGCTTCTACAACGCCACGCCGGTCATTCAGCCCACCGCCGTGGCCAACGCAACAGACGCCGCCAGCGTCATCACCCAACTCAACGCCCTGCTAGTCAAGCTGCGCACCCTCGGCCTCATCGCCACTTAATGTCCCTAGAAAGTCCAGTCCAGCGCGACGGCGACATGGGATTCATCGGCTACTCGAGCCGGATGAACCCTGTCACCTTGCCCGCCGGCATGCTCCAGCTAAGCGAGAATATGCGTCTGGACCGCGGCGTTGCCGTGACGCGGCGCGGTCTCAAGCGGCTGGCCGACGACATTTCGCCGGGCGAGGTACCGCTGACTGTGCCCTTCGTCTTGACCGATCCCGGCCCTGTCGTCCGCAACAGCTACGACGGCGGCATCTTCGCCGCGTCTGTCATGCGCTCGCCCGACGAGGCCAACAGCATGGAGGTCACCCTGCTGGCCGCCGCTGACCGCGCCTACGTTTACCTAACAGACGGCAGCCTGCAGTTCTCGGCCGCCTGGGCCAGCGGAGTCTTGGCCGTTGACGGCACAGACAACCTTGACCTCGGCAGCGGCGAGGAGCTGGTCATCGCTCGCCTCCCCTCTTCGATCACCTACCCCTCCGGTGAAAGCGTGCAGCCGTCAGACACCGTGTCGATGGTGCAGGCGTTTGACCGCATGTACCTCTTCCGGGAGGCCGACGCCTCGCAGGCCGGTTGGGAGCAAAAGTACACCACAGCGAGCGGCATCTCAGTCGCCGGAACGGTCGCCACAGTCTATGTGACCGACCACGGCTACCCCGCTGGCGCCCGCGTCCGCATTGAGGGCAGCAGCAGCGCGGCCTTTGATGGGCATGAGTTTCAAGTGGAGGCCGCCAGCCTCAACGCCAACGACTTCACCATCGCCGTCCCAACCGGCACACCCTCAGACGCCTCGGCCAACCTCAAGGTCCGCCGAGTGAAGGCTCCGCTTTACTGGACCGGCGACCCCTCAACCACCTTCGTCCGCTCAACCGCTGGCGTTCCAGACGTTGGCGTGACCTTCCGCCGCCTCCGCTCGGCGCCTTGGGGCAGTTACATCGGCAACCGCCTAGTCATCCCTGACGGCAAGCAGAACGTCATGCTCAGCGATGTGCTTGACCCAGATGTTTTTGACTTATTCTGGCAGTCCTTCCGCGTGGGCGTGGGCGGCAACGACAAGATCGTGGCCGTGCATCCCTGGGTGGACAACGCGGTCTTGGTATTCTGTAGAAAAAGCATATGGATTGCCACAATCAGCCAGACCTCGGCGGTGGACGGCAGCGATGTTGCGATCAACACCGCAGTCACCCGCCTTGACCTGCTGACCGACGAGATCGGCTGCGCGGCCCGCCGCACGATCTGCACGGCCGGACAGTTCATCTATTTCCTCAGCGACTCCGGCGTCTACCGCCTCGACACCAAGCTGGACCTCAAGCTCCGCGGCGAGACCAAGCCATTGTCTGACCCCATCGCCGACCAGCTGCAGGGGCTGCGGGCTGACCTCGTTGAGTACGCCACAGCACTGTATTTCGACAACCGCTACTTCCTCGCCGTTCCGCTGGCCACGGCGGTTGACAGCAACAACGGCGTCTTCATTTATAACCAGCTCAACGAGGCGTGGGAAACTCGCGACATTTATGGCGTTGGCGTCAACGATTTCCTCGTTGCCGACATCGACGACCGCCGCCGCGTGATGATCAGCAGCCAGGCCGGCAAGCTGATGCTCATGGACGAGGTTGAGGCGGGCGACGAGTCCGCGGACGCCGAGGTCAACCTCACCATCGCAGTGCCCGGCAAAATCCTCACGCGCCGCTACGGTATGGGCACGATGAGCAGCAAGCGCTTCACCCGCGCCCTAGCTGACGCCGTGCTGCCCAATACCGGATCGATCACTGTCACAGCCAACCTGCGCAACCCAGACAAGACCGAACTCTTGGTGCCCGGCCTAGAAAACACCACAGGGTCCGGCAACGACTTCAGCTTGAAGCTGCCCATCCGGCGCAAGGCTCACTACTGCGAGCTGGAAATCCTAACCAACGCCAACCGGCCAGAGATCCGCAACATCTCCATCGAGGCCGCCATCCCCAGCCTCCCGCAAACCGAAACACGTCACGCAGCTTAAAACATTATGGCAACAATCACCGTCACCAAAGGACACAACGCACCGACCGGATTTGTCACCGGCGACACCGTCACGCCCGGCACGCTCAACGCCGCGCAGACCCCTGTTGTGGCAATCAGCAATATCGTGGACGCCGACCTTTCAGCCAGCGCCGGGATCACGGCCAGCAAGCTGGCCAGCACGCTGGACCTAACCGGTAAGGCGGTCACGCTGCCACTTACCAGCGTCACCACGGCCAGCATCGCCGGCGCTGCGGTCACTGCGGCCAAACTCGACGGCGCACAGACTGGCTCGGCGCCGATCTATGGTGCTCGGGCGTGGGTTAGCTTTGATGGATTGGCTGCGGTTTCCCCTGCAATTGGCGGAACCTACGCTCGCGCCGTCAACATCGTCACAGTTGACACAACGACTCCGCACGGACTGCTGGCTGGCCACGTTGTCCGACTAGACTTCACCTCTGGCGGCGTTGTGGACGGCACGTTTGTCGTGTCGTCAGCTCCCACCACAACGCAATTTTTAGTGACGCACTCAGGAACTGGAACCGCGTCTGGAAACGTAAGCCTGCCGCGCCGGAACATTCTGTCCAGCGGCAACGTGGCACATGTCGCTTACCTTACGGCAGGCTACTATGCCGTCAACTTTACCGCAGCCATGCCTGACGCAAGCTACGCAGTCACGCTTGGCGGACGGATGCGAACCGGATTTGTCTACAACGACCCAGCGCAAACGCAGCACGCATTTTACTTAACCAGCGCAGACGCTGCCGGAGCCCTTGAAGATTTCACGCCAATCAACTGCAGCGTGTTCCGATGACCCCATGGGAAAAAGCAGCACAATGGCAACAGGATCACTGCCCGGACGAGCGACTCATCGAGGCCATCGCGGACTGCGTGGCCAACGGATTGGTCTACTCATGCAGCGACCTGTTCCTGCTGGCTTGGGAGGCGCACTGGAATGAGGGCGAAGGGCGCATCACTGCCGGAGACCCCAATGCGTGGGTCTGCAAGCTGGCTGCCGGCCACGATGTCATTCGGGCGGGAATGCGCGTTGCTCCGCACGCCCACAAGTATTTGGTCTGGCAGCGCAACAACGACGGCCGCTGGCGGGCACACCGCTGGGACAAACTGAGCAAACGATTTAACAATTAGGAGGAGAACATTATGGGAATGGGAGGATCATCACCAACAGCACCAACACTTGACCTAAAGCAATCTGCAAGTCTGCTACGGCAACAGCTCGCCATCCAGCGGGAGCAGCTGCCAGCCATGTCAGTTGCGGCCGGCAACGCATCGCGGCAGGAGAGTCGCAGGAACATCAACTTCGGCCTCAAGCTCCTCGGCGACAAAGGTCTCCGCGCCAGCTACGAGGCAGCTTTGCCTGACGAGATGCGCCGACGCAGCAGCCTCCTTGGTCAGCTTGACGCCGCGCAGTCATCCGCACCGGAGTACACGCGGTTCCAAGAGCAGCTTCAAGGCGCAGTCGGCGAGCGTGCTGGCATGCTTTCCGCGCAGGACACCCGGGACGCTACGCAGCAGGCGCGCTCAGCCATGGCCGCCCGAGGCATGGCGACAGGCAACGCCGGCATCGGAGCTGAGTTGCTTAACCGTGATCGTTTCGTCCAGCAGCGCAGGGCTCAAGACCTGGGCTACCTCGGGCAGTCCGCCCAACTCGCCGAGCAGGAGCGCATGCGGAAGATGGGCCTCGGGCAGGACGCTTACAACTTCAGCATGTCCACCAACCCAGCGCTCATGGCGATGGGCATTGGTTCGCCGTTTGCCAACCTGACGCCGCAGTCGATGCAGATGGTTGCGGGTGCGCAGGGGCTGAACCCAATGTATACCGGAGGGCAGTTTAGCTCTGGAGGAGCTGGCGGTGCGCTGATGGGCGGCGGCATGGGAGCCGTATCTGGAGCTATGGCCGGCGCGCCTCTTGGTCCTTATGGAATTGCCGCAGGGGCCGCGCTCGGTGGAATCACCGGTGCCATCAGCGGATCACGCTAACAATTAACAAGGAGAACAAATAACATGACACCAGCACAATTCTGGCAGATCGAGCAAGGCAACCAGCAGAACCGGCAGGAGCTTATGCAGGGGCAGATGAACAACGTGATGAGCGGACTCGCCGGTCTTGCGCAGTCTTACAGCGACAACAAGGCCATGGAGGCCAAGGCTTCGAGCTACGACAAGATTGGCGACATCCTCGGCAGCGCGATGTTCAAGGACAATGACATGGCCATGAACGCGCTGGGCGAACTGAAGAAGTCCAAAGACCCGCGCGAGAAAGTCATGGGCTACGAGGCACTGCTGTCGTTTGTTGGACCCTACAGCAACTTCATGATGGCCAACCAGCGTATCGGCGTGCAGCAGGCTGGGCAGGCGCAGGCGGCTCGGATGCCGGGCGTGCGCAACCAAGCGGCAGCACAAGCACAGGTCGCCGCCGGCCAGGGCCGGATGACCACGCTTCCTTCCAATATCAACGCCGACGCCATTCCCTGACATGCCCCCACGCAACAACCAACTACCCCCGCCGGTTGAGCCGGACCTCCCAGCCTTGGAGCCCGGTGAAGAGGCCGTG